CTATCCAACATGCTTTACATGCAGAAATCGCAAGTGTCGGGTATGATCGTGCTACTATTAATAGCCGGTCCTATTTGACTGCGAAGACTATTTTTGAAGGCTATTTGGCCTTTAGAGAACATTCGTTTATATTGCTTGAGAAGTTTGATCTTTGGCTTGACTGGTTTAAGTTTTATATTGTTGAAAACAATATTGTGCCTTTATTTTTGGTGACTGCACTAATAGATTTTGCGACTAAGTTGACCTCTCATCTATCCCGTGGTGTTGCAGTCGTGGTTGGCGCGATTATTGAGTTTGCAGACCAAGTTAGTCAGGATAATCATATTGTCCGGACTCTTGGTGCTGTGATGTATTCTTTGTTGGATTTAGTCGATGTACAGCATCGTACTAATCCAAAACCTGTTTGGGCTTTATTGATTAAGTCCCAAAAGGGTCGGTTACCACCTTCTTTGATGAGGTTGATTGATGCTCAGACTTTTAGTTATCAACGTCCTGCAAGTTATAGTGTATGGGCAGGTCATATGCTTGATAAGTTAAATGAGGCTGGTGCTGATGTGTCAATGTTATCAGCTTTGCCCCCGACTAGAGGATTATTTTATCCTTCTCGAACTTATGGCAATCCTGAATCTTCCAAGTATATTGAAGGTTTTGATCTTAAAATTTTCAAGACAAAATTTGAAGAGAACAGGATTGCCCAAGCTATTAGAGGGGGTTCAGGGTTTGGCATTGATGCTGCGTGGACAGCAACTGCTAATAGTATGGGTGCTTCGTTAAATCGATATACTGTTGCACGTCCTGTTATGGATATTGCTACTAAAGCCAAGATCCATGAAGCTGCTGATGCGTTGTTTGATGATTATCCCGATCTGTATGATAGGCCTTTAAGCATGAGTATTGGTGCTGTTATGGCAGCGACTGAGTGGAAATACTCAGCTGGATTGCCTTTTATTCCTGCCATTAAGAAACGGCAAACCTTGAAGAATTCTCCTTGGTATGGTCATATTAAAATAGCAGTTGATAAAATTCTTGCTTCAGGTGAGTGGCCTGGAGTTGCTTTACATGGCTTTCCAAAGAACCAGGTTGTTGCTTTGGAAAAAATAATTAATGATCCTTCCGCAATGAGGACTGTAACTGCTGGCGATAGATTGACCGCTATTGCTGTTAATTCCCGTATGATGGAAGTTTCAAAACGACCTCCATCAATGGATTCTTATGTTGTTAACATGATACCACGTCGGGAGGGTGCCCTTCAACCAGTTTTTGAACACTTGAGTAAGAAACCTTTTCAGTATGCAGGTGATGCTTACCGATTTGATTCGACTGTTCCTGATGAAGTGGCCACAATTGGTTCTGCTCGCCTGTATGAAAAAGGTGTTGAAGGTTGGTGGAATGAGCGAGCTCTTGTTTCTTTTGTTGAGTGTTACTATCAATCTTTGTGTCGAGGATTAATTGTCAATCTTTATGATGGGACTGTTATTTCAAAGACTGGTGGTGGTGGCACTGGAAGTGCTCAAACTTCAGCC